CCTGTTGAGCGCCGACACGCGTTAACCTCGGATACTTTAGCGGATGTCCGAGGTTTTGTACCACGCATCTTAAGGCTACCAAGGATGAATCCCGATAGCTTGAGCATATCTTCCGGGGTCAGCTCCAGTGAATATCCTCCACCTCCGGAGTCCATTCTGATGAAGGCGGTTTCGGGATCGAAATAGAGACGCACCTTGCCTCGGGTTATCTCCAGCTTTTTCACTGGGCGCATCCTTCGGACCGCGCTTGGCAGTCCTGAGGGACCGATATGTCTCCGCATATCGCGCTGTCGCGTGCCATCCCTTGCGCGGGACGGAGCTTTGTGCTAGCGAGGGGGCGTTCGCTAGGTGATAGGTGATGGCGTTTCAAAAGGGTCCAGGAGACGGTTTCCACGCGGCCAAGGATGATGCGCTGGAGATCAACCCGCGTCTCAAGGCTAAGCGCTGCGTTGAGCCGGGGATGGGGGCTTTCCATCGCGTCTATGACGGCGAGCGGAAGGTGGGAGAAGGTAAGCTCGCCCGCGATGCGTGGGCTGACGCGCTGCGCAATCTCTAGCCTCATTTCGCGGCCACCCGCTTGCCGTCGCCCCACGCGCCACAATCGACGCATTGAATACGGGTGATGAAGCTGGCCTTGGTTCGCCTGACGCCCCGGCTCTGCGTCCTATGTGAACCGCAAGCGCCACACTGGAGCGGCCCACGATTGCCCATGTGCGGGTGCTTCACGACATAGGGACGGACGCGCTCGTAGAGTTCCTTAAGCTCCCGAACGTCCCCAATGCAGTATTTCTTCATCATCTTCTGATGTTTCGGGTCGCCAGCCATGACGCCCTTCCACATCTCGAACCCGTCATGCTTCTCCTTCCCGGCCATCCCGAGGAGCGGAGTGACGAACCCGAGTTTGGACGAGAGAAAGCCCATCTTGCGGATAGTCTTGTAGATGTCGATTGAGGTTGGCGGGGGTGGAGGCGGAAGAGATGCCAGCAGGAACTCGCCCTGTAGTTTGGGGATGTCGAACCGCTCACCGTTGAAGGTGCAGATCGCATCAGCCTCGGTGAACAGCCTGTGGGCCTGTCTCACCATGTTGTCGTGGCCGTGCTCCCAGTCGGAATAGAACTCGACTTTCGAGGAGTCAGACCATTGCGCGCCGAAGCATATCGTCCCGCCGGGATCGATAACCTGATCTATCGAGTGGTTCTGGTCGAACAGCCCCCACGAATAGACGATGGCGGGGCGCGTCTCGATGTCGATATGAAGGATACGAGGTTCCACATGATCGTTCCCGCGCCTCCGGTTTTTCGGAGCGCTCCCGTAGTCTTTAATTGTTCGGATCGGTGCAGCCGCCCAGTACCTCTAGGAGGCCGTCAGAATAGGAACGCAGACGCACGTTACCGCCCGCCAAGAGCTTGATGTCGTGCTCGGCGTCTCCGTTCAGCGAATTGTGGATTTTGTCGGGCTCTTGGGCCTTCAGTTGCTCGAACTGATCGTGCGTCAGACAGTAGGTTACGATGTATCGGTTGACGGTGCGATGCGGCAGTAAAGAGCACGCATTCAGCGCCAGCGCCGCGCAACTTAGTGCGGCGATTAGGCATGGGCGGCTGCAACCGCTCCATGCCACACGAGGGAAAGTCCAGTGCAACATATTCATACCGAAATTCCTTGAAACATGCAAGCGTTTCTGGTAGCGCAGGGGCATGGTTGCGATCTTCCGCATTGCTTACACGGCAGCTTTCATCGGCTACTGCTTTTATGCCAGCCTTCGCGTTGGTGCTGGCAATACTGGTCCGCTCTTGATCTGCGTCGGCGCGTGGGTCGGTATAGTCGTCGTGCTGGCGGATGATTGGCTATGGAGATGCGTTCACAAATCCACTGACTGAAGTATCGCCTTTGGCGTCTTGCAGTTCGGTGCGTCTGGTGACTGTTCGATTACCTTCGCCTTGTCGTCGGCAACCTTGATTACCCGAGTAACCGTCTGGAGCTTGGTTTTCGTGACGATCTTCTGTTGGTTCTTCGCGGTCGAGATCGCGTCGAGCTGCGCCTTGTAGTTGGCGGCGAGCGCTTCATACTGATCCGACTGTTTGTGCCAGTGGCGCGTTTCCATCTTCTGGACGCCGAGCAGGATGCCGAGGATGAGTGAGATCGCGGCCCCGGCAATGCCGAACGGGCCGAGCAAGCGGAGGAAGATCATGCTGTTGCTTTCTTGCAGACGGGCGTATCTTTGAGTTGGACGGACCAGCTCAGCCCCGCCTCGAAGTTTTCCTTGTTCACAGTCCCGACGACGCGGCCCGTTTCCGCATCAACAATGGGACCGCCGCTCATTCCAGGAATCACAGGAATCATGCCGACAAGGATCGCCTCACCGTCATCGATTGCGCCCGTGCCAATGAGTTCAACCGTGGTGACTTGAGGCTCGCCACGCGCATGGCCGAAAGCAATGTATCTGCGGTCCCTGATGAACCCGCCGCAGTCGATCTGGAGATACGGCCCCTCGTCTCCGAGCAGTTCGGAGAAGTCCTCTGTCGGGGACGCATACGCAATGTTGATTGGCCTGCCATCGATGGCGCAGTTGTGCTCGGAGGTTACGTGGTTCACGCTTAGAAGAAGCCCGTCAGGACCGACGCGAAAGGCCGACCCCGCGCTCGTATAATCGCTGCCGGGACAGATCACTTCCGGGATCGCGTCTGGAGAGATCACGACAAGCCCCGTCATTGACGCTGGGGATATCGGCGTAGGAACAAGAAGGGCCATTGCTACCAGCGCGGCGCGAACGAACATTGAGTTTTCCTTGGGTTAGACCGATTTCATGCAGAGCGCGGCTTCGGTCTCTCGGCGGCGCACTAGACCTCTCAGGACTTTGTTCTTCGGTTTGATGTGCCAGCCCCGGAACCCGTCACAGGCGGCTTTCCAGTTGCCCGCACGGATGCTCACCGCCATGCGTGAAGCGCAGACGTTTTTCGGTCCCGCGTTCCAGCTCGCATCGATCAGCGCCGCGAACACATAGATGCGCTTGCGGTCGTTCAGTTGTGGCAGGCACGCGAGGATCGGCGGCGCATATTCAGCGCCCAATCTCCGCCTCAGTCGCGCCATGCACTCGTCGCGGGAATAGATGCGACCGGACTCAAGGTCGCTCTGGTCTATCCGCTCCCCGAAACACCCTGTCGGTATGCCTATAGGATCGGGCTCGGCTTTCGGCGTGTAGCCCTCGAAGGCGGCGGTTATCGGTGTGGCAAGAAGGACGGCGGCCGCAATGAGCGCGGGCGTCTTAGGAGGCGTCCGAGCTACCATTTACGCTACTCCGAATGCGCTTGAATTGCAAGTGTTTTCGTGGTACGCAGAGATTGGTTGCGGCAGTCCGGGAGTGTCCCGGATTAGCATTGGTGAGCCGTCCGGGGGTCGAAAGACACTGAGCCACTAAACTGTGCTACGGTACGGGTGAATAGGCGGACTGCGGAGTAGCGCCCGCCCGCAACCAACTAGGAGGCGCGAGTGCAGGTATTCATGCCGTTTATGTGCCCGATCATCGTCGCGTTCGTCGCAATTGCGAAACTGAAATGGCGCGTTAAGGAATTGGAATGTGCACTGAATTTGCCGCGTGAGAAACGCTGGTATCCCTAACTAGATTTGGCCTTCTTCAGCGCATGATTGATAAACAGGAATACGGCGATAGCGGCGGGGAACACGGCCCACTCGGGAACCTGCTTTAGAAACGCTTTCACGCTATCAGGATAAGCGGCGTAAGCGGCAGAGATCGCGGCGAACAGCGAGGCGAACAGCTTGTTGGCCCATGCGACAGTGCGCAGCCACGCATCGCGGCCAGCGGCTTCTATGCGGTCAAGGATTGGCATAGCTCCAGCTCCTCAGAGAAGGACCGTAGTTTTGTCGATCTTGCGGAGGACGCCGTTGATCCACACTTCCGAGCCGAGCGAGTCAGAGTCTGCCTTGGCAAGTATCTGGCCCTTCTGGGCTCCGTGGACGATGAACTGCGTAGCGCGGTAAACGCCGGGGCCGTGATTGAACACGACTATCGGCTTCTTGGGATCGTCGCAGAATACCTCGTGGCATTCGAAAGTCTGCCCGGTGCGGCCAGTTCCGGGCATCGACATGATCTGGATATGCATGTTCGACGGCGGCAGTGATTTTACGTACCCGTGGTTTGCCGAACTCCACGCTTTGATATTCTCCCTGCATCCGCCGAGGATCGTGTCCTGGATGCGCCAGTTCGGCCCCTTCCAATCAATCCCTGCATCGGCTCCGTTCTGGAAGTCGCATTGATCGAACAGCGCGTTGGCGAATGTCCGCTCGCCCACGGCGGCGTCAGAGTTCTTGTATGCATCGGTCGAATAGTTCGTGAAGAAGTTGCGGGCTCGGACACGCTGCATGGTCAGCTTCTGGCACGATCCAAAGATGGTCGTGTCGTTGTGTCCGCCACCAGTCAAAATGGCCGCGTAGATATCGCTTGGAGAGGTGATCGGCTGGGAGCGATAATAATCGCAATCGCTGATGCTGATCTCGTCAACGTCAGCCCCGCCGATAAGCACGAGGCCAGCCGCGACCCCGCTCTTGTATGTGCCGTTGAGAAGCGACACGCGGGAGATATTCAGCTTGCCGACATGCCCGTTCTGGAGCCGGATCAGTCCGGCGCAACCATCCAGCTTGTGATCGGTGATTGTAATCGAGTCGATATCGGCTCCGCTCTTTGCTGCATACGGTAGCGAGATCGCGCTGGTGCGGTTCGAGTAAGAGAAGCTTCCCGGCGACTTGAAGAGGTGGGTTGAGGTGATCGCGGTGGGATTGTTCAGGACGGGCGTGGCAACGGAAATAGTATCGATCATCGGGAACCTTCATGAAAACAGCGCGTTGAGTCTGAAGCTCCGCAGCAGACGATTGCGGGGCTTGGTCGCAGTTATGAGATGCGGTCGAGTAGGTGCGGGCGAGTGACCCGGACCAACTTGTAAGAGTCCCGGCCCAGTAGAGCGCCTCGCGAGCCTCCCCCCGCTCAAGCGCGCCCGAACAGCCGGGGCTATTTTAGCTGGGCGAGCAATTTCTCAACCCACGCTGGGTTGGGTTCGACATAGCTGTCGTAGAGACTCCTCAGGCCCCGAAAAGCCTCATCAGCGCGCCCACGATCAGCCCTCCTGGAATCAAGCCACTCGCCGCCCATGCTATTCTCCCGGCAGTTGAAAGCCCCTTGCGCTCGCCGTCGCGTCCAACCTCTCGCTTTTCGAGGCCGCCGATCCTGTCCGCGTGCGAATTGAGGCGTGAATCTATGGAACTGAACTTCGCGTCGTGTTGGTCGTGGCGAAGGTTGGAGAGGTCTAACTTACCCTCCATCCTGGTCAGCTTGACGAGGACGCTTTCGTTATCGTCGCTCACGGAAGGACCACTATACGCACGGCATTAACCCCTGCTTTGTATTAGCTACTATCTTTTGTTATATCGCCTCCCCACGGAGGCACTCTTGTGGAAGCGAATGTTCCCAACTCTCGCGGCGATGGAGCCGATGAAGATCGCGATCCTTCCGATCCCCGTGATCATGCTGATGGCGGCACTGACCGCAGCGGCCCATCTGCTTTGGGGACTTTAGCCATCGTCGCCGGAGTTTCTTTCGGCGCTCTGGCGATCATCCTCGTTCTTTGCTGGTTCGGAATCTTCCTCGGGCCGTTCTAAGTTAGGCCAGCGAGGCTAAGAGTAGCGATCCGCGCGCCCGCCCTTACTCTAGCGGTCGTAGTGGTCTGCCCGTGGCGTCTGATCCGCTGAGTTCGCGAACTCGCAGCGTAGGTCGCAATCCTGTGAGCAAACCCGAACTTGCCATAGTTGGCACTTGTCCCGCTGTTCGGATCGCAAATCAGTTCCTCGGTTGTCGTCCCGCCGTCGTCTAGCAGCGAGAAAACGCTATCGCCGCTCACGCTTCCGTTTTCGTTCCAAGCCCCCACCAACAAATGGTCAGCCGCCGCAGGAGTGAAGGTCTGCGACAGGGCATCGGTGTAAGTCGTCTCGGTCCCCGTATTATCCGCACCGAGGGCGGTCGTATAAACGTTTGCGTAGCGATCCTTGCGAAGCGCGCAAAAGCGCATGTTCTGAAGGCCCGAGGTGCTGCTTGCCACCGAGCGATATTGCAGGTTGACGGTCTTGGCTCCCGAGACTCCGGTGAGCTGGAGAATAAGCATCCCCGGCACCTTCTCGGTATTGTTTGAATTGGCTCCGTGATTGGTGACTTCGCCGGTCGATGTCGTGCCGTCAGTTAGTGCCACTCCAACCGGGCCGCCGACAGCGTGATCCGTGTCGAACGTGCAGATAATGATGTAATCGCCCGCAGTCGCAGGCGTGAACGTAATGCTCGCTCCGGTCGTAAGGGTGGTCGAGGTCGTCGTTACCCGCGTCAGGCTCTCGGAATAGAAATCGTCGGCCCCGAGTTTCAAAAGCGATAGCCGGGTGTTGGACATTGTTGCGGTGCCAGATGCGCCGCGCTTGAACTGGACTTCGAACGCCGTATTGGCCGGGCTCGCCCCAGGCTGGAATTGAAAGATATGCCCGTAGCAAAGCTGGTCGATTGGCGTCGTCACCTTGGCGAGATTGGGGTTTTGGACTTCCTGCGAAACCCCTGCAATGAGCAACTGAGCTGAAGCGCTTGCGGTCGAAGTGCTCGTAACTTGCGCCGTCCAAATTCCCAAATACGTCTTGTTGGCCTGTAGCTGCGAACCGAGGAACGTTGTCGAGAGCGCATCCGTATAGGTTCCGGCACTCTCATTGACCGCACTCAGGCTTTCCGATGTCAGGTACGCAGGCGCGCCGCCGCCAGCCGTGGCATATCGGTAGGGGTTAACGAGAACGCTCATTTTTAGTGGTGCCCGATGAGGGTGATCTTCAGGCCCTTTGCCGTGCCGTCCCCAATCTGATCGATATCGACCGTCATTTCCGCGTCGTCGGCAAGCGAACTATCGCTGATGACGGCGGGCGTCGCGGCGGTTACGCTGGTCTTTTCGGTGTTGTCGATGGTCAGCTTGGTAGAGAGTATCGACGTGCCACTCTCGTTAATGTCCACGGTGAAGATGCCGCCGCCGCCATTTGTTGATTGGGCGACAACTAGCGAAGCGCGAACTGCGGTCACGGTGAAGGCATAGGGCATCCGGAACGTGACCTTGCCCGTTCCGGCAGTCAGTGCGGTTGTTTCATCGGAGCAGGCAATTATCAGGCTCTCGGACGAACTTGAGACCGTTGTCCACGAAGCGCCATCGTATAATATCTCTATGTTTTCGTCTTTGATGTAGAGCCTGAACCCCTCAGTTGCCACGGTCTGGAAGAGCCAGCCGTTCGAGGCGTTCGCTCCAAACGCAATCGCGAGCATCCCGGCCTTGCCGGACCATGCCCCGGTCGGCGAAGCTGCAACGAGATACAACGCGCCATCAGCGCAGGACCCCGGAGGCGCGGTGAGGTCGCGGTCCTCGATAATCGCCCTGCTGGCGTTCGCGTCGAGATACCGCCCCATCTCGTTGACGGCAGTCTCAGCAGCGTTCTGTCCGGCGACGAGTTCAGTCGCGCCGGTATGCGGCAACGTTGACATAGGGTTTCCTTGTTAGGCGGCTAGCGCGAAGCCGCGCCCGACGACGCTGCTCATCTGGTACGCGTTGACCGGAGGCGGCGTTGGCAGAGTTACGCCGTCAGCAGCGGCCATCGCCGCTGTGTATGCGAAGGTATTAGTCCCGGAGACGGAGATGGTCCTGACGACCGATCCTCCGACTACGATATCAACCTCATAAGCCTCCGAGCTTTCCCCCAGAGACACGGCCCAGCTCGTCGTGGTCCACGATCCACCAACTCGTGTGCGGCGATAGATCGTCGCCTGGAGATCGGTGCCGTCGAACTGCCACCTGACCCTCGCCGGGGCATATGGCGTAAGGCTTGCCCCGGTGTATGGCTCGATGGTTATCGCGGGAGCAGAGTCCAGCGAACGGCCAATTGCCTGCGCCTTGAAGCTAAGATTCCCGCCGATCTGGTCGGTGCCCATTTCCTCGACATCGAGCGAGCTGGCGAGAACCCACGCCTCGCCAAGTGCATGGGCATTGCACATCCATTCCGTGCCGCGCCGCCCACGCTTGAATCCCGACAGGGTGTACGTGCCGTCAACGTTCAAGGTCGCGGTCGTGAAGTTTACATATTCCCAGCCAGCCGTCGAACCAATCATTATCAGGTTCAGTGTCGGGTCGGCATCGATGTCGGCCTCGGAAACGCTTGAGAGCGATCCGAACTGAAGCGAGACCGTTAGTGTATTGCCACGGTCCCAGATATTCGGGTTGGCATTCCCGAGGGCAGCGGAGCAAAGTCCCCATGTCGCCCCGGAGGGAATCGTGGCGAACAACGTGTCATAGACCGGGGGATCGCCGGTCGCCTCGAAGATCACCGCCCCGGGATATGCTAGGCTCGCATATGATCCGGCTGAAGCGTAGAGCAGCGGCCTCACGTCAGCGTCGGCATCTTCGCGATAGGGCGCGTCGATCACAAACCCCCTGACCGGAGCAGGGAACGTGATAACCTGATGGGTGCGGGCCTCCAGCGATTGCCCAGTGGTTGCAGCGTTTACCGACGCGAAGTTGGTTTCGTCCCGGATGAAGGTGCAATCAATCTGACCACCGACAATGGTCTGCTTCGTCAGTCGTGCGTTCTGGCCGATGTCATCGAGCCAGAGCGTTGTTACGTCGCCGGGTTCCAGGGCGAGGTTCTGGTTCGTGAGCGAGTTCTCAATCGTCTCACGGCTGTTCCACTGGCGGCGCATATAGCGATCCGCCTTCTGCTGCGCCCCGGTTGGGGTGTCGGCGTATGTCGTGAGATCGATTACGTCATCCCGTTGCGTATCGACGGAATCGACGGGCATTGGTGAAAGAACGTTATTTGTTTGTTGATCGAACTCGGTATCCGCGAAGTTCACCCGAAGCAGCTTCGGAAGATCAGTGTCCTGCGCAATCGTGACGCGGTAACGCGCGTTGTCTCCCGACTTCGCAAAATCCTGCGTGAGGATAGCTCCGACAGGGGCCGAGCCGCGAGGAAGGAAATCAATTGTCCAATCGTGCGGCCTCGCGTCAACATCGTGGATGTCGAGCGCTGGTTCCATCTGCGATTTTACGTCGCCCCTGGTCCACGAATACCCAGCGACCGGCTGGGTCAGAAGCGTTGTGTCTCGGTCAATCAGTCCAGCGGCGTCGCACATCTTCGAGACGATTGCCCCGAGGGTCGTCCCGGCATTTCCCGCTCTATCGAGATAAAGAATATCAACGTCTGTTCCGAACCCTGCGCTACGCTGCCAAATAGCGTTATTTACAGGGTCGTAAGTCTGGGCGTGGCCAGAGATCGGGGTAAAGAAGCTGGTCGGATCGATGGTCCGAATGAGCGATCCATCATCGAGCGAATACTGATTGTAGCCGTCATAGAAGCTCGTCGCCGATGGACGATCTGCGGGAAGCTCGGCGGTTCCCCATGCCGCTGTGCCACTCGCGGTTACGGTCCATGTCGCCTTGTCGATCAGATAGAAATTTCCATCTGTCGTGACCATGAACTTGCCGGTCGATTCGACGTAGCAAATCCGCGCCTGCGTCCGGTCGCTGCGCGAAGTGCCCGTAAAGCTATGCGCTTCGCCGCTGGTCAGGTTCTTAATCGTGAAGCTGCTGCTCGCTCCGTCTGGTTGAAATACTCCCCAATCCGGGTCGTTCTCAGTACCGTCCGTGCAAAAGTCCCGAGCGCCCAGCGAGTCCGGAACGGCGGTCGAGCCAGCAATATAGCCGTCCTGGTCGGAGTAAGCCGTATACGAAGCGCCGTGGAATACTCTCGTAACGGAGCAGACCTTCGAGGCTGGCGACACAATTTCCGCAAGAACTGGAGCACCGGCAGGAGCGACCGTGCATAGCCATAGCTTGGACGGGGTGCCGAGGTCTGGCCCGACCATATACGCGGTGCCATCGTCATCGAGCGCGGCGTTTGTTACGAGGCCGTTGGCAAGGCCGGGAGCGGGGGATTCCGCAATTACAGTTCGCGTTGGAGCGTCGAGCCATTCGATCTGCCCCGACGAATCCGTGTAGGCCGCCCAGCTCGCCGTGGGCGAGAAGGAGAAATTCGCTGTCGTGGATTGCGTCGATGCGATTGTTTCATAGGGATATGAAGCCGCCGCCGCCGAAACGGCAATTACCGAAATCTGCGGAATGCGGTTGCCAAAATTATCGACCGGCAGTTCTTCGAAGAACAGATAGCTGACGCCGCGATACGCTGGCGCGCTGTCCGGCCCATACTTGTCCTCGCAGAAGGTAACGTAGCGAGGATCGGGAAGCTGGTCCTCGGTCCCCTTGTAAATCCGCATGACGGTGTTGAGGTCAATCCCAAGCGACGAAGCGTATGAGATCGGACCGGGACCAGTTGCATCGTAAACAAGCTTGTCATCGAAGAAGATTTTAAGAACCTTGTCGATGGCATTGTCTGCAATCGCGCAGGCGAAGGTCGCGAGATACGAGAAGGTCGTCTGCTTGCCGCCGCCCTTGACCTTCGTGGAGTGTTGGACCTCCTTCAAATCCTCCGCGTGGAATACCGGGCAGGCGAATCTCCGCTCGCCCAAGAATCGTGGAATGGGCGTACCGAAGTCGGCAACCGTTACCGTCAGTTCATCGAGGCGCGGGCCGGTCGTTTTCTTCGTCGCCTGGAGCGCCATGCTGGCGGCCTCCAGTGCAACGGTTGCGGCCAGCTTTACCGCGAAGTTTATCGGCATCGCCACACCGAATGCAGCGGGAACTTGTGAAACAGCACGGCAAGCTCCCGACTCTTTACACTTGACCGGATGCAGGCATGGACCGCGCGGTCATCGCCGATGAAAATCGCCATGTGCCCCGGATGCGCATTGTGCGTCAGGAGAAGGATGTCCCCCGGCTCCATCGACTCAACTCGGTTGAACAGCTTCCCCATGCCCTCGACCAGAAGGTCAGAGGGAACAGGCCTATCCACGCGGTAGTTCGAGAAGGTGGCGTAGAAGCTGTCCGCTTCCGGCCTGCCCAATTCTCGGAAAACGCCTTGAACAAGTCCCTTGCAGTCGCAGCCGACGCCCTTCTGCGATTGCCCCCAGACAAATGGCGTCCCGACCCATTGAAGGGCCTCTTCCGCGATCACTTACCCTTGGGGCCCGACGCGCTGCCCTGCGCGGGAATTGCGGGTTTCAGTGCCTGCATTCCAGGAACTTCGGGGAATGCCCTCATGTTCAATATCTGCCCGTGAGCCATGCACGCGGCCCTTGTTCGAGCGCAGCCATCGCGAACGGTGAACGTGTCACCAATCGCCGGTTGCTCGACCAGCGGAAACAGAAGCTCCATCGCTCCCGACGCGGCCCAGCTCCAGATCGGGGCGACAATTCCTGTATTCCCACCAGTCAGGCCGGTGACCTGCCCCTTGTCGAAAAACCCGTCCGCGTAAGAACCTGTGAACGTGACGGTGAATTGGGTAGCGCTAGTGACTGCGGAAACCGTGCCGGTGACATCGGTTGGCGTCGCGAAGCACTGGATTTGATCGGCGTAATCTGCGTCGCATTGGTTCTGCAATTGCCTGCCGACTGTCTGGTTCAGCCGGTCCCGTTCGTCGCGGCTTTCCGCAATCGCCTTGTCGCCCTCGACGCGCCATTCGCCAGTGTTGCCGCGCATGACCTTGCGTGGCCCCGCCGCGATGTTGTTCCACACGATCCGCGATAGTCGGGTTTCGGCCCGGTTGAACCGTCCCCCGATGACGGCTTGGCGCGTGATGGCGGATGAAATCGGAAACGTGATCTCGAAGTTTCCAGCATCAAGGCCGGTGCCGGTCTCGACGTTGCTGATCTGCATTCCGAAGTCTGGACGGTAAGTGATTGACCCATCGCCGTCATCGAAATCGAGCGCAAGGTCATGGTCGGTAAATCCGAGGATCGTCCCGTCGCGAAGGCCAAGCCTTAGAAGCCAACAGAGCTTGTGCGACCTACCCTTGAGATGGTTCTGAAAGTCGGTCGAAAGAGTGGCCGTCACGCAATCGGCCCAACATCTGTGGCAAATGCCATCGTCGCGCCGCCGTAGGTGTCGGTTGCAGTAACCTCGCAGCCGACGAGCTTCCCGCTGTCGCCGGAAACAAGCACATAGGTCGAACTCGTCGCGCCGCCGATGGGGACGCCGTTACGAAGCCATTGATATGCGTATGAGGTAGGCGAGCCGGACCACGTTCCAGTTGAACAGGTGAGCGTGCTTCCGACAGTTGTCGTTCCGGTGATCGCAGGAGCAACAGTGGGCTCCGGCGATATATCCCGCACCTCGCGAAGCGTGAACGTATCCAGGTGGTGAAACGGCCCGACCGTGTTCGTGAACTGCAACTCAGCGTCGAACCTCACGCGGGCAGTGTCGCCTTCGCGCTCGTCGGCGAAATTGAAGGTATCGGTCCCGCCGTTGGTATTGCGCCACATCAACTCGACTGCGGCGTGATTTGCATTATCCAACGGCGCGTTATTGTAGCCGATCTGCCAGCTTCTCAGCGGAGAGGACCAGCGGGTGTTGCGGACCTCGTACCCTCCATCGGTAAGGATGACCTCCTTGTCCTGCTGTAGAATGCGAACGGCCCCATTTTCGATTGCGGTGGGAAGGGAAAGCCAAAGGTGCATCAGATGAGACCCTTCGATGAAGCTGACGCCACGGCTCTGCGGATATCCGATGCCTGCTGGAGTGAGGTTTGACGGTCGCGGATCGGGTCGCCGGTATTCGGCGCGACAACGTGAATGTTGACCGTATTACCGCCCGGAGTGTTGCTGTTTGCCGCCTGCTTGCTGATCTGCGACTTCTTCGCCCCACCCAGTAGCTCGTCGCCAAGGAACGCGGCTGGACTGAGATATTTTAGGGCGTGCTCGTCGTGCAGCTTGTTGAACAGAAACGCGGCGGGACTAAGGTACTTCAGCAAATGGTGTTGCTGGAGGAACAGTATCGGACTGAGAAAGCTGAGAAAATGCAGCAATCCCCCGCTCTTTTTGTGCGGCACATTTCCGCTGTTCATCATGTCGAGGTAACCGACGCCGAACGTCCGCACGGCCTCAGCGCTCATTACATATTCGCCGTTTGACAGCATTGCGGGGATGCTGTCAGAGGTTGGGCCGCCAGAGCCGGACACAAAACCACCGTCAGCAAAGCCCCCCGGAAGGCTTGTGGCGATTGACGTATCCAGCCCCGTGACGGCCATCGGCGCGGCTAGATCGCCAGCTAGACCGGCGCCCCCGCCAATGCCGCCCATCACAGCGTTGCCGAACAGGCTGAAGAGCATCCGCTGAATGCCGAGGCGCAGAAGTTCCGAGGCAATATCCTGAAGCGCGGAGATCGCCGCATCGCGCATCGCGCCCCAGCCCTGCCCAGCGTGGGAGAGCGCATTGACCAGCCCGTCAATCCCCTGCGCCTCAATAGATTGCAGGGCCTCATTTACTTGGGCTGCGTCGTGCGGGATGTTGCTGAAATACTGCTGGAGCGGGTCTAGCGTGCCTTGCTGAACGCGGGTCTGGTCCTGCGCTCGCTCAATCGGCAAGCGCGCGATCTGGGCTTGAACCTCCATCGCCTGGCGCTGGAGGTCAACCGATGTCGCAAAGTCCTTATTCGATTGGATCGACAGGAGTAGCCGTTGGAGATCGGCTTCCTTCTGCTTATATTGAACGTCAAGGATTTCGAGCTGAATCTTGCGGTGCTCGGACTGCGTTTTCGCCATCTCGTCGGCGAAGCGCAAATCATCGATCTGGAAGTCGCTGTTCTGCTTTGCCATTTCGGCAAGCTGGTTGAGACTGTCAGTGTATTTCCTGTGTGCAATCGCAGCTTCGCGAGCGGCGGCCAGATTGTCGGCCTGAACCGAAAGCTCCTGCGCCTGATCGTCATCGATCTGGCCCGCATCTCTCTGCTTCTGGATCGCGGCTTGCGTGGCCTGCCTCTGGGCCTCGATCTCCTGCATCTGGAGGTCGGCTTGGGTATCGAACCCGGCTAGCTGATCCTTGCGCGCGGAAAGTATCTCGGCGTCTAGCTGGGCCGATTCCTTGGCGAACGCGTCAGCCTGCTCAAGCTCGTGCTGTTTCTGGTCGTCTAGCGCCTTCTGAAGAGCAATTGCGCCAGACGAAACGGCACCGGAGCTATCCCCGATACGCGTGGCAATCGCTGTGCGGGCAGTTGCGGCGGTGCCCCTAAGGAACGGGTTGCCATTGAGAACGGCAGCACTCAGGATTTGGCTGGTCGGCGTCCCCGGGGCGGCGCGCAGGAGCTTGGTAGCGTCACCCGCGCCGAGCAGGTGGACGGCGTAAAGATTGGCCGCCGTGATCTGCTGCCCAGCCTTCTTGAGGACGGCAACGTAATCATCCGTGGCTTTGTCGATCACCGCATCCGCAACGGAGCGCACATTGCGGAAGCCGAGCTTTGCGGCGTCCGATAGTTGGGCCTGACTGGGGAACAGTCGATTGAAGTAGGTCAGCCAAGTGCTCGGCATGAATTGGCCGTAGCCAGCGGCGGACGAACCTAGCTGGTTGGGTCCGGTGCCCTCAGCGCCGATCACAGCCGACTTGAAGGCTTCGACTGGGTTCTTGTTCGCCTTCTTAGCGGCCTCGACTACCGCCTCAAGCTGCTTGGCGAGTTCCTTCATTGCGCTCGCGTATGAGAGCGCGGAAAGTGTCCCGTCCTTCAGCTTTGCGCCAAGGTCGGCAGCCTTCTTCGTGAAGTCGTTTGAGTCAGCGGCGAAATCGACGTTAGCGCCAGCAGCGTCACTAATGGCCTTCTGTAGCGCATAGAAGCCGCTGCTGATTGTGTCCGTCGATCCAGCGAGAGCGCCCTTGTTTGCGTTCTCAATCGTATGCAGCGCGCCGAGGTATTTCTTCGCCCATTCGTCGGCCTTGGCGGTGAGATCGACCAGCGCCTTACCCTGTTCCTCGCCAAACGCGATGGTGCTCTGGATAACGGCCTGTTGTGCCTGATCTACGGCATTCTTGGCGTCATCGACCTGCTTCTTGAGGTCGTCAATTTTCGCCTTTTGAGCCTCAATGGCAGCTTCCTGCGGGCCGCCGACATTCGTTCCTAGTCCAGCATTTGCAGCCGCCGCCGTTGCGACCTTCAGTTCGCGCTGAAGGTTGGCTAGTCTGGTCTGCGCGTCCTGAAGCGATTGACCCGCCTTCGAGCGGTCGCGCTGTGCGCCAGCCGCCGTCTGGGCGGCCAAGTCCTCTTCGGCCTTCAGGCGCTTCTTGAGGTCCTCGGTAAGCTTCTCGTTCCGCTCAATCAGTCCGTCGAGTGTCTTGGCCCACTCTTCGTCCGCAAGCTTGCTATCCTGCGCCTGCTTGGCGTGTTCGCGCATCTTCTGCACGAGGGCAGAAACCGAATCGCCGCTGGTGGCAAACTTGCCGATGAGCTGCGCGAGAACATTGGTCGCGAGAAGAACCGCAATACCCCACGGGCCCGACATGAACCCGGCGAGCTTGCCGAGAACACCGGAACCGCCACCCATGAACGACGCGGCCTGTGCGACGCGGCCCATTTCAAGAGTGAGGATGCGAAGGGGAGATGCGCCAGCGGCGTAAGCGTCAACGCTCGCCGTCATAACGTGCGACAATTCCATCTGCGCGAGACGGGATTGGTTGAACGCGCCGCTCAGCTTGGAATGCGCCGAGGCAGTTGAAGCCAGCGCGGTATTCATCTGCCCGCTGGTCTGGTTGACCACGCGAGCTAGGCTCTGGAGGTCGCGCTGCGCTACCGCAATGTTTGCATCGACCTGGAGGACGAGCTGAGAGATTTGCCGATCTGTCGGCATTGCCCACCCCCTCTAAAGTGCTGAGATTGGTTTTTAGGCTGACGCGACGATGCAGACATCTCTCTGCATTCGCCTGTCGGTATCCCAGTTGGCGCTGTTGTGCTCGGCCAGGTCTGCCTCAACCAATCGAGTGTAGGCCGCGCAGCGCTCCTGCGGGGTTCCGCCGTGCGCTTCGAGAAAGTCCACGTCCGCTTGTGCTTTTTCGCGCGGAGATTGCCCGCAACCGACTAGCAACAACGCGAACAAGCAGGGCCAGCGCATCCGACCCATTTACTCTTTGATGCAGTTCACCGCCACCCAATCTTCATAGGCGGCGAAGATTTCATGGTTTGTCGCGTCCATGAACTGACGCGATGTCCAGCCGAGGCGGCCAAGCGCGAAGCCCATCAAGCGGCGGTCAGCGTCGGCTCCGTCTTCGTCGCTGCCGCCTTCGGTTCCCCCGATGCGGTATATCCGCCCGTGAGCGCGCCGGTCAGGATCACCGCGAGCCTTCGGGCAGTGTCAACTGGCCCGTTCTCGTAAATCAGGTCGGCGATCTTTGCTGGGTTCGGAGCCTTGTATGCGGCCCCGGCTTTCGGGTTGAACTCGCCGTAAGCCTTCATCAGCTCGGCAACGCAAAGGCCCAATTCATCGACAGACAGCGCGAGAGAGCCGCATTGCACGGCAATCTGTGTCAGCCCTTTGCTGAGCAGCTTCTCGATATTCGAGATCGCCTGACGAGAAGGGCGCAGAGTGTATTCAGCGTCCAGCTCGACCGTGAGCTGCCCGAGTAAATCAACGTCAAGCTTTTCGGACACGCTTAGGCTCCTTCCTGCCGTAGATTTCCGCAATCGCAGCCCGCGCCTTTGGGTCTCCCGCAATTTCCCGCGAGAGTTCCGCGACGTGCATCGGCTGTTCGAGGCAGGCGTTGGCCGCCCTTGCGAGAACGGAAGTGGAGACGGTGCCTGCCAGCATCCGGTACATCTCTGCTACCGAAAGGCCGGTGCTGGAGAGCAGCCGCGCCTCGTCGGGCGCAACCGTCTCCAGCTTTAGCTTGCCGATCTTCATTCGTTACGCGAGAACGTCCGTGGTCG